AAAGTTCTACAATAGTAACATCTTATCAAGATACTTTAGAAAAGATTACTATGGAACAGAGTCCTGAAGCAGCACTCTATGATGCGAGAAAATGGTCTATGCGTCGGATAGATAGAGCAAAACCTGTCGCTGATAAAAATGCGATATACAAAGAATTTGCTGAGTGGATTGAAATAGAGCCTGATGATAGAGATATGGAGGTTTTATTTCTTGAAGACCTTTCAGAATACTATAAAGACGAAGGGGTTGACAAATAAATTTCCTTGTTGTATAATTAATTTGTTGGACGCAACATGGGAGTGACTGAATAAACTTACTGGCAACCGCTGGTTAAGGTGATGAGTCAGAGGTGGTGCTCGCTGGCAGGAATGTCAGAACTACTCAACCAAGTAGGACTCAGGCAATAACGTATTTACTTTCTG